CGGATAAAAGAAATGTGCGACGAACCGAGCTGCCTTAATGCGTTTCAGTCAGACAAATCGGTCAAAGACGGGATTGATTATGTAAAGAGATTTAAAATTCACGTTACGAAACGGTCATTGAATATTATTAAAGAGTTGCAGATGTATAAACGGAAAGCTGATAAAAACGGAAACGTTCTTGAAGACCCTGTTAGATTTAATGATCACGCCGTATCGGCAATTAGATATGCAGTATATACTCAAAAACAAAAAGTAGAGCCGCGTGTTAGATATATAGGTTAAAATATTTAGCAATAAAAAGAGATAACTAAAAGAGGTATCCAGGGCTGTGAATAAAAAACTTCAAAACTTTATAATTAAACAAGCAGACAAATTGGGTATTGCAACGAAATCATTTATCAGTTCAGTCTGGACTTCATATTCATCTGAAACTTCCCATCAGGCAGAATATAGCAGGGAAGAATGTCTCGACGTATTTGCTTCTGAAATCTGGGTATATACCTGCGTGGATTTAATATGCCAGTCTATCGCTTCGCTGCCTATTAAGATATTCAAACCAGTTACAAAGAACGGAAAAACACAATATCAGTATGTTGATAAACACGAATTATTGACATTACTCAAAAATCCAAATCCATATTTTAAATTAGATGAGTTTGTTTATGCTGTTCAGGCCAACAGGGATCTGACTGGTGATGCGTATATATTGATTGAAGGGTTAAAGGCAGGGAAACCAACGGAATTATATAATCTAAACTCGTCAAAGGTTGAAATTCAAGTAGATAGACTTACTAATAAACCGATAGGCTACATTTATAAAGTTGATAATATTGAAAAACATTATACTATGGAAGAAGTAATACATATTAGGTACGTAGACCCTCGGAAAACAACATATGGTTTATCCCCTCTTTCAGCAGCAAGAACTACAATTAACATTTTAAATGAAGCAAGAACGACAAACCTTGCTATGTTTAAAAATTCAGGCAGATTGGACGGTTATTATTCAGCGGAAGGAACTTTAAACGAAACTTCATTCAATAGATTAAAAACAGAGATTGAAGGCAAATTTAGAGGCAGTAAGAACTCGCACAGCACGCCTTTACTGGAAGGCGGAGTTAAATACAATCCATTTGCTGCTCTTCCAAAAGACCTTGAATATATATCCGGTATGAAATTAAACAAAGAAGAGATATGTTCAGCGTATAAAGTGCCGGTTATTCTTGTAAATTCAATGGAGGCCTCGTCTTACAATAATATCAAAGAAGCAACAAAAATATTTTTCAATCAAGCTATAATCCCTCGTTTAACCGGACTTGAAAACGCATTCCAGCAAATACTTGATTTATATTCAAAAGACTTGTTTATTGAATTTGATTTATCTAATATACCTGCTCTTCAAGATGATCTAAAAGATAAAGCGTTAAGTTACCAGATATTTATTTCGAACGGAATACCGCCAAATCAAGCAATTAAATATCTTGAATTGCCATTTGACCCGATTGAAAACGGGGATAGTTCATATATGCCGTTTAGTTTAACTGAAATTGGTGCATCTAAGCCACAGATACAGCCGCCGCAAAAACAACAATCAAAATCAATGCCGCATCTAAAGAAAATTACATGGACAACAGAAAAAAAAGAAGCAAAATGGAAAGCATTTGTTGGTATCGTAACGAAAACAGAAAATCAATACAAATCGTCTCTTGCTGTTTATTTCCGTAACCAGAGAGACGAGGTTGTTGATAATTTAATGAAACATAAAGGATTATTTCTTGAGCCTACAAAACAAGGTACATTTGTTTTATGTGCTACTGACGGAAGTTTAAATAAAAAAGTAATTGATATTGAAACAGTGTTATTTGAAGATGCTGTTGAAATTAAAAGATTAACAAAAACAAGCCTGCCTCATCATTTAAGCGCGCTCGCTGCCACTGGACAACAGGAATTTGATTTGTTATCTATTGGCGTATCTTTTGATATACAAGACCCTGCAATTAAAAATTGGTTAACAAAATTTGGATTAGATAAAGCTAATACAGTTATTGATACTGCAAAAGAAGGGTTAAAACAAGCATTGATTGAAGGGCTTAATCAGGGTGAAAGCATTCCCGAATTGAGAGATAGGTTGTATGACTATTATAATGAATATGAAGATATTGAAGGATATAAATTGAGCCGGATTGCGAGAACTGAAACAGTTGCTGCTTCAAATCAGGGTGCTTTTGAAGCTTACGGACAGGCAGGGGTAAGCAAAAAAAGCTGGTTAGCGGCATTTGATGAACGGACAAGAGAAACACATATTGAAGCTGATAATAAATATAAAGATGGAATTCCTATTGATGAAGATTTTGAAGTTGGGGCTGGGCATTGCAGCGCTCCGGCACAAACAGGGTTACCGGAAGAAGATATAAACTGCCGCTGCACTCTTATACCGATAGTTGAGCAAGGCGATATACCGGAACAGGAGTAAATATACTTGATAAACGAAAAAATAATCGATAGTCTGAAAACAGGTAAAGCAATTATCAGACATAATGATAAATTGATATTTATTCCTGACAATAAAACGGAGGATTAAGATAATGCCTATTGACGTAACTGAAAATTATATCAGGATTAGAGTGAGAGAATTAAACCTGTTTATTGAAGAGTCATTCCGCACTATTGATTTATCTGTTGAGCAGGGAATAAAAACAATTATCGGTAAATTGAAAGCAGAGCCGCAGGGAAATACAGTTATTCAGTCATACCTTTTTGATAAAAATAAATGGACAATAAACGAAGCAGAGAAATGGGTATCTGGACACGAGAAATCAATCAAACCTATTGAAAACAAGTATAATCATTCGCTGACATTTCAAATTAAGTCTTTTGATGACACAAACAGGACATTCACTGCCGTTGCTTCAACAGAAACAAAAGACAGGGGCGGTGATGTTTTACGGTCATCCGGATGGCAGTTAGACAATTTCAAAACAAATCCCGTATTATTGTGGGCACATCAATATTCCGAATTGCCGGTTGGTAAAGTTGTTGATATTAGAGTTGAAAAAAATAAACTTCTGTTTACGCCGAAATTTGCGACAAAAGAAGAATATGAATTTGCGGATACTGTTTATAAACTTTATAAAGGCGGATATATAAACGCTTTTTCTGTTGGCTTCAATCCGCAGGAGTGGGTTTGGGTAGAAGATGAGGATGGAAACGTAATCGGCAGGGAATTTACAAAACAGGAACTACTTGAAATCAGCTGCGTTCCAGTTCCGGCGAATTTCGAGTCATTACAGGAACGTAGTTTCCAGGATATTATTATAAAATCGTTTAACAATTCAAAAGTTGAAGATATTAAAAAAGAAGATATTAAAAAAGAAGATATTAAAAAAGAAGATATTGACTTAAAAGAGAATGAACCAATTCAAACAAAAACAATCGCTACTATTGATAATCTATTATCAATCCCTACATTTAAAAACATTGATGAATATATTGACGTTTTAACAATGATTAAGTCAGGGCGTATAATATCGTCCAAAAATGCGGAAGCAATCCAGTCAGCAATTGAACATATGCAGTCAGCAATTGACAAATGCAGGGAATTGCTTAAACTTTCATCAGTAAATGAAGAGCCTGTTGTTGATGAAGAAGGAAATAATGCATTTCAAAAACTAATAAATGAAACAAATGAAATGCTTAAAAAAGTAAAAAAAATTTAAGAGGGGGAAAAACAAATGGACACAAATGTAACAAAAGAGCAGTTGGACGAACTTTTAAAAGCACAGGCGGAACTCCGTAAGATGCTTGATAAGGGCGAAGCAGAAAAGCAGGACGTAATCAGGAAAGATGAGATTGCCAAAGCAGTTAACGACATAATGGCAAAAGCTCATCCTGTCGCGCCAAAAATGGTTTTTGGTAAAGAAGCGAAAGAAGGCGAGAAAAGGGTAATGTTTTCTGAATTTCTGAGAATGGTTAAAATCAATCACCCTGAAATCGTAAAAGCGGTTATGAATGAAACTTCTGACGCACAGGGCGGATTTACTGTTCCAACTGAATACATAGACACTATTCTCGGATCATTAAATAATATTGCTACTGTTCCTGCAAAATGTACTGTGATTTCTCAGAACGCACTTTCAGCGAAAATCCCGAAATGGTTAACTGGCGTTCAGATTGCATGGGTAGACGAAGACGCGGCAAAGCCATTAACAACCCCTACATTTACTCAGGTTGTAATGACTTTAAAGAAAATGGCTGCGATTATTCCGATGACGGATGAATTGCTCGATGACTCAGTTCTTGATTTATCAGGTTTAACTGAAGCAGCGGTCGGTGAAGGTATGGGGCTTGAAATTGAACGCGTTGCTCTTGTCGGAAGCATTGCTGCAGGCGATAAGTTTAATGGTATAGTCAATTCTTCTCCGAACGTTGTTGCTCAAGCAGGCCTTAATCTGTCATGGGATGACATCGTCGATATGACCAATCATTCTTTAATGCTTGAAAAATACCACCAGGGCTCAGAAATATGGCTTAACAGAAGCGTTCTATCTCTCATAATGAAAATGAAAGATGGCAATAACAGACCGTTATGGGATATTGGAATACCTTCTGCTGGAGTACCTTCAAACATTTGCGGTATAAAGTATAATTTAACAGACCAAATCCCTCAAATTACGCCTACTGTTACTTCTTCTATTATTTATGGTAACATGAAGAATGTATTTTTAGGCAATCCGAAAAAGAATGCTGGGATAACAGTTGCTGTAAGTAATTCAGCTGTTGCTCCATCTACTGGAAGTTTAACCCAGAATGCTTTCTTGCAGGACGAGACCTGGTTTCGTTTTGTTAAACGTTGCTCTATTACTGTAACCGTTGCAAAAGCATTTACTGTTATCACTGGGGTAAAATAATGATTGCAAAGGTAAAGATTGCTAATTTACTATTTAATGGAAAAACTTTCAATATTGGGGATGTTGTTGATATAAACGAAAATCAATTAGAACAGCACTCCAGCATTTTTGAGGTTGTTGATCAGCCGATAACAATGCAGATTGAAACTGCTCCTGCAGACAAAATGGTAAAAAAACCCAATACAAAAAAATGAAGTGGTATAAGTATTGGTAAATTAGAAA